TCATCAAGGCGACAAGTGCTAATAATATTAATTTCTTCATTTTATTTCTCGTATATAAATTGGGTCATTTATTGTTAAAACATCCATCCAATGAGTATCATAGAATACAACAGTTCTCTTTGACGTAAATGTTGCAGAAGAGGATTCATAAAACCAAGCATCTACATACATTGTATCTTTTGTAGATAAAAGTACTTCATACTTATGCGTCACTCTTTGTTCTTTTTCGCACCCAATCATCAAAGATGTAAGTGCTAATAGTATAATCTTTTTCATACGTCAATCTTTTATTTGCAAAAAAGAATAGGACACACAAGTAAATAGTATCTGACCGACAGCTACAAACCCTGTAAACATAAAGCATTCAGACAACGTATTTATCTCGTTAGTCCATATAGCTGCATAAAAGAACGATGCCGCAATAAACCATGCAAGTATCATAATTAAAACTTTCTTCATATCCTTATTTTTTTAGTTGTTCAATAGTTTCTTTTATTTTCACGTATATTATGCCTTTTTTAGCCACGAAAGGAAGGATGGACTCAAAAATTTCAAGCACATCGTTAGCACCTGCTTCATAAGCACATTGCATAGTTATTGCGTTTTTGTCCTTATCGCAATGCTCATACACATACTGATGTGCCATTTCTTTTATTGTCTTTGCCATAGTTATTCATCTTTAAGTCTTTTCCACGCCATCCGTGCAGTGTAATTTTTAAGGAAATACGGATTCTTGATAGTTCCATCCTTCACAGCGTCTGACATGTGCATTAACTTATTGCCTAACTTATGACTGAGCCAGTTGCGCCCGTCTATTGGCAATTTTATCAGTACAATCAGCCATTCCAAAATCTGAATGACAAGCGCAAACGGCAGTAGGATAATAATCGTCACAGCGTTAAACGTGTTTTCGATTTTTCTTGCAGTGTTTAGTGTCATATTTCCTTTTTGTTTAATTGTTTAATTCGTTGTATTTATTGAGTAGTGCTTCCTTACATTTACCCAACCAATATTCTCTTTCTTCTTCCGTATCAAAAGAACCTTTATATTGGTCATCTGTTCTTTCGTTGAAAACTTTAACTAAAACCTTTATATCATCGTCTGTCTGCCTTCCGTTTGGCAGATAATCACAAGTAAGATGTCCCCATCGAAGCCTAATATATCCTATAATGCGAGAACCCTTATAAGCCCAATATTGTTCTGGGCAACATTCGCAAGTTTGTTCTAATCTTATATAATTTGCCATAGTCAGTCCCATTGCTTCCTTAAATGCAGTTAAGTTTACAATACATTCAGTAGTACCCTTTCTTGGATGGGTATAGGTAACATTTTCTTTGAGCCACTCGCAAGCCTTTTCGATAGCCTCTTCCTTTGCTATCTCGACAGCCCTTTTCGCTTGGTCGGGTGTAAGCCAAGGATGATAAGATGGAGTGTAAACGCCTTGTGTATATTCGGTATTGCTACACTCCCTTGTGTGGTCTTGAATGTACTTTTCTGCTTTTGTCATAGTGTGTTTCTTTTTCTTTTATTGATAATTCTTTAATAGTTCTAACAGTCTGTGATTATAACTATCTTTTTAATTTTCTTATTTTCTTTCACATAAGCATAAGGAAATTCTATTTCGGTATCATCATCAAGACTATTCCATAATTCTATAAGTTCTTTCTTTGTCATAATCACAATATTTTTAGTTCGTGTAATGTCTCAATCATAGCCACACAAGCGTCAACAGGGTTATCAGCATAGGTTATACCATAATCGTTCCAACAACTATACCTAACTTCATTGAGAATGTCAGAGATACTTATGTTAGTTCCTTTTGGTAAAATACCAAGCAAAGCTGCAAGACTCCAAGCACGAATATGTCCTTCCTCTTCATTAAAATCTCCATCATCCATCGCTTCTATATAGTACCTTATGCTTGTAGGCCACCAATACATATCCGCACTTTCAAGTGGCAGTATTTCTGCGAGAACCTTTGACTGTTGCAAGTCAGTAAATGATTTAATTGTTGCCATAATTATTTCTGCTTTAAAGTTATTAAAAAAATTAAAGGGAATCTAACTAATAAATAGTCAGATTCCCTTATCCAAATTCACTAATTTAAAATTGAGATACTTTGATGCACACACTATTTAACATATTATCGAAAGTAATTAATAGTAAGTATCTCAAGTAATAACAAATAAATATAACGATAAGAAACGAATAAGTGGACACATGTGGGATTCGAACCCCTCTATCATAGTGCAAATGTGAGGTGCTAGCCAATTACACTACACGGCCCAGGTATAATGAAGTTACCAGCTTCATTATGTTACCGTTTATATTAGTGATCAATTCTAATATAAACAGCCTGTTAGTTTGTTTTCTCGTCTAACTAACAAAAGAAACCTTTCTCTAAACTTTAAAAGGGATCGACTCAATTTTTTTCGTTTAATTGAATAAAACATACGACTTATTTGTTTTACATCTAATAAATAAAAGATGGGTATTGTAACGAAGGACGGTAACGATCCGTCGTCTTCAGAATGAAAATCTGACGTTCTACCTTTAAACTACATCGCCATTTAAGATACTTTGGCGGTCAATGTGGGACTTGAACCCACGAACTCAAATGAATCATATTTGTGCTATAACCAACTTAGCTAATCGATCTTTAATAGTATTGTAAGTATCTTATTATGTCAGAATTAAGTTACGGCGACTGGTAACGCTCCAGCGGAGTCTAGCTTATGAGACTAGATTGAGGACTTCCTCTCACCGTGATATAAAAGTTACTTTAAATTAATTGCATTAAACCACTATGCTAATTTCCAAAATAGATAGAAATAATGGATTCGAACCACTGATACTTTTTTTAAGTATGTTAATTTTAATTAATATTGTAAGTAACTTAAAGTTGGAGATAGAGGAGTCGGACCTCTCTAATCAGGACCAAAATCTGAGGCATTACCGCTATGCTAATCTCCAATTTGCTACTACTTTTCCCCACGTGAGTAGCTAACGTGTACAAAACAATTTTCGTTATGATGTCTCACGACATTATTTTAGTACGGGTGAAAGGATTTGAACCTTCATGGATTACTCCGAGGGATTTTCTTGCTACTCTATGTTACCATAGCCAAATAAAGAGGTTTATACATAAAGCCTACTTCCCGCCAAAAGGCAGTGGAGTTCATAACATATCGTTATCCCTCTTTCTTTATTTGTTGTAGTCTGGCCATTAGATATTCTTATATTTCCAAATATATCCATATGCTTGTTTATAATTTCCTTTACAGCATTGAGAAATTGTGCTATGACAAAAATTTAATTGTCTAGCAGCCTCAGCAACTGAAGAAAATTCAGCAATAAATTCCATATCTAAAGAATATTGAATTACAGGTTTTCTTTTTGGAGAAGTTTTTCTTTGAGTTTGCCCACTTCTAATACCTCTTGTTCCATAATGAAAATTATAATCTTGAGTACACCACTCTAAATTATTTAAATCATTATTAAGTTTATTTTCATCTTTATGATTAACTTGAGGTAAATTATCTGGATTTGGAATAAAATGTAAAGCTAATAATCTATGTATATAGAAAGATTTTCCTTTACCCTCTTTAGATAAATTTACAATATAATATCCATCCTTATTTATAGAAGGTTTCTTTACTCTATACTTAGATTTTACTTCTCCTTTTTTATTAATCCAATACAATCCTTCGTAACTTTTAATTTCAACATATTCTTCATCCATAGATTATTAAAAAATTGGAAAATATAAGAATTATCTAATAGGGAGTATAAAACTCCAATACATCTTTACCATATTGAAATTCTTGCAAGATAAATGTTTACCTGTTTGTACACTTCGCGTTTACTTCCAATCAAAAAAGGTTGCAATCCTTAATCTTATGGAACACTACTTTACCTACAGGGCATTTAAATTTCAACTTAGGTATCTCCTATATACTCTCTACACATTTATGACTAGTTATTATAAAACTCCGCATATTATACAATCTATAATGATGCTTGTATTCATCGGCTAGTATAACACTTTTTCAATTTAGCACGGTATAATCCTCCCACATTATTGATTAGTGAGGTTACATATTTTCACTCTTACGAAGTATTTCTACTTTGAGGACTTCCACCGTTTTAGGGAGATTCTACTATGGGGTTTCCCGCCATAGCACTCAAATTAGCTTAAATAAGCTTCTAAAAGTCCCTTGCGTCTGACCAGTTTCGCCACACCCGCTTAAAAAGATACTTAAAATTTACTTTTTATCATGTTGTTCCATATTTATGCTTAATTAAATAAATATTTGTAAGTATCTTAGAGTTTTAAATTTATTTTTTATTTTTTAGATGTTATAGTTAAAAAATGTTAAGAATAGATTTCCGAACTTCACAGTCAGGAAATCCCCAAGGTAACAGTTTATTAATCAAATATGAGTTGGGAAGCCTGGACTCGAACCAGGATTACGGCTACCACAAAGCAAATAATAGTCGATATTGTAAGTAACGTGTAACATTACTAAAATTTACGCGTTCTAACCATTAAACTACTTCCCAAAATTTAGGATACTGATCTTCCTTTACTACTTTTTAATTATGTACATTGAAACATTGTAAGTATCCTTAAAAGTTAAACACTATGCCTAATGAGCTTTTGAAATTTTCTCCTTTAGGATTGCAATCTCCTTCTTCATTCTTTCACATTCTGCATTATAAGAACGTCCAGAATGAATAATTTGTTTACCATTTCTTGTTGAAGACCAAGGTTTCTTGTCTTCACCAGCTGCTTTAAATGTCTCGTAAGCAGCTTCCAACCTTTGCAATGCAGCTCTTTGGCGCACTACAATCTTACCTTTGACTCTTGCCATAAAATTTAATTGTTATACAAATAAAAACAGATACTTGTTAAATTGAGAAAGATTTTGAATCTTTTGCGTATACCATTTCGCCACATTAACATAAGCTAATGGTTGGAATCGAACCAACATTCTAAATTGTTTTTGTAAGTATCTAAAAAGTTTGATGCAGAAGGAGGTTACTCCCCCAAATACTCGTCTTTCCGAGTTGTCATCCATATTCTAGTAATTTATATCTCATTATTGTAAATGTTTATAAAAAAAGTTACTTTAAATACGTTGCTCTACCAGTTGAGCTACTACGGCAATAATGGGCCACAGACTGGAATCGAACCAGCGACACACGGATTACAAATCAATTTTATTATTGTAAGTAACTTATTTAAATTAATTTTGAAATTATGAAAGAAAACTAGAGGATTTCTCCTCTAGTTTTTAAAGAGTATTTTGACGAATCAATTCATATCGATTTGAACGATACAAACTCTGCAAGGGAGTATATACATCCATAATATCCATATCCTTGAAATTCACAAGGAATTGCTCAATCTGAGCAGGATTGCCTGGAATGTAAATGATATTCTCCAATCCTTCGAATGAAGATGCCTGAGGTTGTCCCCATCGAGGAATCTCAATAAGAACAACAAATGGAACATAGCCAAGTACTCTCTTACATTCAGATTGGAATTGAAGCATACTTTCCCTAGCATTGCAGGCATTGTTTACATCACCATCACTTATGATAGTCCAGATAGGATACTCTTTCAAAGTATCAATGAAATCTGGATTCTCTTTGATAATGGGTTCCAGCCCCTTTGGAATCGTATTTATGTAAGTACCACCACCTTGGTAGACAGCGTCACAGAACTCCCCAATTCTCAGATAGTTGTCATAGAAACTAAGAGTAGGATCTACTAGGGCTTTCGGACTAGTTGGAGCAATCTGAGTTCTAAGAATACTATTCTTACGAGAGCTGGTTTTATCGATGAAACTGTGCCAGTGAGATTTGTTATTGAAGAAACCAAGCAGGTTACGAGCATCATCATCTGGATTCTTTACCAGACATACTGAAGCAATGAATTTCGCAAAGTTGAAAGGAGCACCACCCATCGAACCAGAATCGTCAATGATTACCAAACTATTGTAAGGCAAATTGACCTTATTCTGAATAAATGATTCAAGTTTCAACTTGTCTACATTACCTGCCAGAATTGATTCATACAATTCTTTAAAGTTAGTAGCTCCAGTTGTCACTTTTGCTTCCTTCTTCACCTTTTGAAGTTTAATCTTGTCTTCAGCAGATGCCTGACCTTGACGAACTTTCTCTTCAAGAACACGCTGTTCCTTCTGCTTCTCTTCCTTCAAAGTTTCCCACGCTTCTACCCAAGGCTGGAATTTCTTCCACTTATATTCAGAACCTAATAAAGTTCCTTCTACATCATTCTTAGAATAGAGAATACGATTCTTTACACGGAAGCGAGCTTGTGCTGGAAGCTTATCGAACCAACTAAGGAATTCATCCCTGTTGAACTCGTTAATCTTTCCAGTAGAGAAGAGAACACTTTCAAGGTCTCCATTATACTGCTTGCGCCATTTGCGATAGCCCTTGAAATACCTGGTTTCCCAACCCATCTGCATTGATAGGTTATTCAGGAATTGAGCCTTTAGCTCCATCACCATCTTGGTTTCAGGCAGCATCTTCTTATGTCCCTGTCTCTTAGAAAGACGTGGAATAGTCAGGAACTTAGCTACAAGCATCTTATCAAATGGATTAGTTCCATTGATAATTGAATAAGTATATTCAAGTAATGTTTGAGCATATTCCCCATCTATTAGATAAGTATAGATGTTAAGAACCTTAGAACCCTTTGTCTTTACTCTATTCTTGAAGAGCAAATCAAAGCAGCTATACTCATTAAAAAGATGAGCGTTCAGAAACTTCTTGAATTGTTTAGGATTGTTTTTCCACAACCAAGTGAAGATAATCTCGAACTTTTCTCTTTCGGAATTACCACCAGTATCAACCTTCTTTCCTTTAAAGATATTATGCTGACGGTTGGTGATATCACCAATAGAGAAGAGAAGACAATAGAACATCTCTCTCTTAGTCTTGTCATTCTTTACCTCATTCCAAGCAGCATCCAGTTTATAGGATGTTACTACATGAGAATTAAAAAGTTCAAGACACTTCTTTAATCCATAAAATGGATTATCGTTACTTTTATTTAATTTTACTTGTATCATTTTTAGATGTTTTATTAAGTTTGTAAGTAACTAAAAAAGAGTGGCTTCGAGCGGTTTTATCTCTACTTCACCACGGATTATTTTAGGAGGTTACGTTTCCTCTGTGTTCCCGGTATTAAGCTTCACTCTTATTAATTTATTTAAATTCTGTAAGCTTTGCTCTTTCAGCAAGAAGTTCTTTCTTCTTATCTTCAGGAGTCTTAGTAGCTTCATCAATGTCATTGAGCTGCTTGTCAATTTCAGCTATTTTACGCTCATTTTCAGCAAGCTCAGAGTTATAACGCTTCCAACCAATAATAAGATTTACTAATTCCTTAGTATCTTTCATTGACTGAAGTTTATCGTTATCTGGAGCAATCCATTCATCAGCTGCTTCAACCTTCTCAATCTTCTTAGCTAAAGAGAGTTTAATCTCGTTAAGCTGGTTGACTGTAGTTGTATGCAGAAGCTCAAAAATGTGAAGAGGCTGTCCCAGCTTCGTATAAACAATAGTTTTGTCAAATAAGGCCTCATTTGCAAGGTCATACAGACGGAGCAAATGCTCCTTAGTAAAGTTAATCTTCATACTATATTATTTTGAGTTTAGAAAGTTTGCAACCTAAATAGTAACCAACTAAAAAAGCTATAACTGTCACTATAAAGGATAAAAGAATTATCTCCATATTGTTAAATTGTTTTTAAAGACTTCTATAACTGTAGTACTGGAGACACTACACTTTCGTGCAATGTCCACAATACTACGTTCTATATAAGCCAGGATTTCATCGTTGTTCGTAGCACAATTCATAAATTGTTCCTCCATTCTGGAATTTAAATGAACATGCTTCAATGTACGAATTAAATAGGTAAACTTTGAACCCTAGAATAACTCTGTATTTCATACTAGAACAGTTTGAATGAGTCTTCGACT